GATTTTATTAAATCAGATGATTATAAAGATAAATTAAGTAGCAAAATGGGCGAATTACACTCAAGGGAAGCGCTTGAGGATATGGAAAAACAAAAAGCAGCATTTAAGATAAGTTACGAAGGAAAAAGCAGAAAAGAAGCGATTGAAGAGATAACAAAGTCCATAGAAGAACGTGGGGTAGGCATTGCTAGCTTTGGAGATAGGTTCAACCAAGACGTAGTTGAGGGTATGGCAGAAACTATAAGTAGAAATGGAATGGACATTGCTAATGATAATGCGAACCGTGCGGCTACCATTCAGGCAGATATTATCGATGAAGTAGGAGATAATGTTACCTTTGGTCATTATTATGATAAAAAAACTATTGATTCCGGAGGATCAACGGCTAGGGCTAGGTTGACGGCTGCTAATCAATCAGCACTTGCAGACGCCTCAAAAGTTGGAGAAGACTTATTGAATGATCCAAAGCTTTTAAGAACAGCTGTAACAAATTTAAGTTCTGCAAGAAAGAAAACGGGATTATCCACAGCAGTAGAGAATTACCATAAATTTAAACGCCCAGTAGGAATAGCAGCATTAGGTTTAACCGCACTCGCCGGAGGTTACTATTTAGGTAAGAGAAAACAAGAAACAAATTTATATGATGAGACGTTAGATGAACAGCCAACTGAATCTTTTCGCCAGAATAGACCCAATAACTTCAGCTCTCCAACAACATCTCTAAACTCTATTAGAAGAGATCCTTTAGTAACAGCTGGAGTAGTAGGAAGTCTTAATAATAGAAAAATAGGCCATACACAAATGGGCAACAACAAATATAATCACCTATACGGAGGGTGACAATGGGAATATTAAATTTTGGAAAAAGAGTAGGCGTAGGAGCTGCAGAAAGATTAGGCAGAGCTCCAGCATCGATAATGTCTAGCAAGGCAACTATGGGCGCTATAGGGGTCGGTGCGCTGGCTCTAGGCGTTGGATCAAAGGTTGGTCCCGCAACGAAAGACGCAGCTTTTGGAGCAGCTTTTGGAGACGAAAATGCCGACCAATACTTTACTGGAAGAGATTTAGATTCTAGATTTTTGCTAGGAAGCATGACCGGCGGACTCGCTGGAGGATTGATCAGGGCAACTGCTCCAGGCGATGCTCTGGCTGCGAATCCCGGCATGATGACCATAGGCGCAGGAGAAGCTATGGCTGGTGGAGTCATCGGAGCTGGCATTGGCGCAGGAATATTTGGAGGTCCATTAGGGGCAAAAGCTGGAGCAGGTTTAGCTGGTAGGATTCCGAGGGGTGGCTATATTGGAAAGGGAATAGCGGCAATGGGACTAGGTGCAATGGGCGCCATCGCTGGTGCTGGCATTGGTGGGGCCGTTGGTGGGGCAATGGGAATAACCTTCCCTGCAGCAGCCACCATAGGAGGGCATATTAATAGGAATCAAGAGTTTTATAGACAGTCGCCCTATACATCATCATCTTCAACAGCAAGTCAATTAAGCGCATCTGGAGACATTGTTCTCGGAATGCACAACTCCAGAAGAGGATACTAATAATATGCTCGAGGGGGATATGCCTATAGATCAAATGGAGGCACCGCTATATGCTCGTCTGATAGAGACAATGCCAGGGATTACTGCGTCAATAGGCTTTAGCTCTATGAGGGGGTCCAACACGCTATTACGTGGCGGATACATGGACAATGCATCCAGACTGGGCAAGGGAGTGGACGCCAGAAGAGCAGCCAAATTTAGAGTTATGCGTGGTGGCGCATTAAGTGATCCCGGTGCAAAACAATTTGTTGGTGGGGCAGCAAGAAATGCAAGATTAGCAAGCCTTACTGGAGACGCAAGAAAAACTCCATTCCTTAAATCATCTAGGCTAAATAACTTTAGCTTAAGGCCAAGAAATCTTACTGGATATCACTCCCTCAGCGTTTATGCAGACCCTTCTCATGGAGCGTATACACCATTTGCAGCGTCGCATTTTTTGGGTAAAACTAAACTTGGCGCAAAAATATTAGAAGGCATGGATATAACACTCAAAGAAGGAGAAACAGCTTTTGGCCCAGGAATGCTATCAGGCATCAGTGCTGGTAGAAGAGTTGACCTTTTAGAGAGGAGGGCACAAAAAGGTAGCACAAGAGCAGCTAAAAAGTTAGCTAAATCAGATAGAGCACTAAACATGCTAGGCAATATGAATAATGTACCAGGATTAGAGAGGGGTGGTGGACAGTTCGGTAGAGTTATTCCCAAAAGCCTCAATCAAGGTGTTGTCCTTCAGCCAGGAAAAAGTCTAGCTACTAGCGCCTTTACTGGCGTACCCGCACAAGCTGGAGCAGCGGGACAAGTCGGCGTAAGGGGAAATATGTACGCAAATGCTTTGGCAGGAGCTGGTACCTCATTTGCTGCAGGATATGCAAGGGGCTCCTTAGGTCTTGGTGGTTTGATTGGAGATGGTGAATTAAAGGGTAGGGCCAAAAAAGGCGCTGAGAGAGCAGAAAAAGCTTTTGGTAATGCGTTTGCAAAAGCATTTGGTGATGATGGTTTAGAAGTTGGAGGCAAGTTAATAAAGGGCAGTGACGCAGCTATAGACTTCCTAAGAAGCACTGGAGCCAAGGGCGAAAAGTTTTTTAGGCCACTCGGAGCCATTGCTACAAAGAGATTAGCAAGCGCTGGTGCTGGAGGAATGTTAGCAACGAGAGCCGCAGCCATGGCCCTTCCGGGTATTCAACTTGTTGCTGCAGCATCTTTTATATATGATATCGGTCGCATGGGTGGAGAAGTTATCAAAAGTGGGATAAACTTAGCCAAGGACGCAAACAAGTCTCTTCAAGGTTCAATATCTAAACCTACTTTTGGAATGGGATATAAAGACACAGAAGCGGCAGCAACTTCTAGATCTAGAGGAGTCCAGGCAATTCAAAATTCTAGACTTAATGCAAGAAGCTCCCTTGGAACAGAGGGCGCAATGATGGCAGCGCACTATGGGTGATTATGGGTATTTTTAATAAAACGCAAAAATTCAGAGAAGCGCTAGAAGGTCTTTCAAGAGAAGATTTATTTGAGATAATAAAAGATCAGGATCCTGAGCTGATAAAACAAATAAATAGAATTGAATGGGTTTTTGAAAATAAACTAAATCATATTTCATGGACGGACGGAACTCCGGTAATTGAAAGAAAGTTAACTAATAAAGAATTAGCTTTACTTGTTGATGAGCCATTCGAAATGGATCTTGATTTATTAGCAGCAGGTGTTAGCGCAGAACATCAAAGGCAATTACATATTTCAAAAGATCCAGTAGTATGGGCTAAACAATTCCTTGGAGCTGAACTTAGAGTATATCAAATATTAATATTAAGAGATCCAGGATTAAGAAAAGTTCTTAGAGCTGGTCGTCGTTTAGGTAAAACATTTAGCTTAGCAATAATGTTGTTACACTATAGCTATACGCATAAGGATGGAAGATCATTGGTTATTGCGCCAATGAAAACTCAAGTAGAACTTATCTATCAGGAAATATTGCGAATAGCTTCTAAGAATGAAGTAGTAACAAATTCAATTACCAGGAAAGTCACAAGTCCGCAGTTTATGATTCAGTTTTCTAATGGATCAACAATCAGATTCTTTACTTCAGGTATGAAGTCAGGCGGAAAGAGCGACGTTGCTCGTGGTCAGGAAGCTCACTTAATCGTTCTTGACGAAATGGACTACATGCACGCGGATGACCTTGACGCTCTATACGCCATGCTTCAGAAAACCGCAGAAGATCAACCAGATAAAGTTATGATTGGCGCCTCTACTCCTACTGGTCGTAGAGAACGTTTTTGGGAATGGTGTAGATCTCCTAGATTTACAGAGTTCTGGTTTCCCAGCTATTGTAACCCTTACTTCTCGAAAGAACAAGAAGAAGAATTCAGAGAACAATATTCCCCAAGTGGATATCGTCATGAAATAGAAGCTGACTGGGGTGAAGACTCTGAAGGTGTTTATCCAAGAAAATTTGTTGACAGAGCTTTTATTTCGCCATCATGGGATTACACTCCTGAAATTACTTCAGCTAGATCTTTTCATACAATTGGGGTCGACTGGGATAAGTATGGCGCGGGAACAAATATAGTCATAGTAGAAACATGCGCAGAGAATTATGAAGACACTAGATTTAGAGGCAAGAGTAGAATCTGTTATAGAGAAGAAATACCCAGATCAGAATATACTTTAACAAAAGCTGTAGATAGAATTATTGAATTAAATCGGGCATTTAATCCTAAGCACATTTATGTTGACAGAGGATACGGAGAAGTTCAAGTAGAACTACTGAAGAAGTATGGAGTAGAAAATCCATATTCTGGTCTTAGGGATAAAGTTAAAGGTATTAGCTTCGGTGAAAGTATTGATGTCAGAGATCCGTACACCAAGCTAATGATCAAGAAAGAAATGAAACCTTTTATGGTTGACAATCTTAGGCAGTTCTTAGAAAAGGAAAGAATACTTATTCCAGAATCAGACGAAGAGATTTACATGCAACTTATATCTTATGTTGTTATTAGAACAACTCAAACTGGTCGGCCAGTATTTGAAGCAGCTGGTTCTGCAATGGATCACGCACACGATGCATTAATGTTAGCACTATTGGCAATAACGCAAAATTATGGAGAATTTTCGCAGGGTAACTACGCTACCAGAACCGAAAGTTTTTCTAATGAGTTTTTTATGCCCAAACAAAATAGTTCAGATTCAGAAGAAGAAAAGTCAAAATTTGTAATCACCGGGAGAGCAAATGCTTTGAATCCAACTGGAAGCTTTAAGAGATCAACTAGTTCTAAAAAAATTAGAAAAATGTTTTAGGAAAAAATGTCGGTAAATAATAGCAATCAGTATACAGAAGTTAATAATGAAATTCATGGAGATTATAAATTTTCTGATTCATCTTTTGTAAATACTTCAGACAATCAAGCTTATGCAAGAGAAATGATGAATAATATTG